TCATGGATCAGTCGTGGGCCCCGCAGGCAATCAAAAAAGAATTATTGTTGATCAGGTATGGTATAAGTCGCCATTTACTATGTGGCGCTTTTATGCCTATTATGGGGCTCTTAATGTTATTGGTAATTTAAGTACTTACGGACAATATTCGGATGATTCAACTTTTGAAGTTGTCCCATCTTGGCAAAACAAATTACAAGCTATGGCCTATGAAGATTCGATTTATACAAGAGTGAGTCACTATTCCTATGAAATTATTGATAATTACTTACGCTTATTTCCACAACCACAGGCCGGCGGCTATCCAGATAGAATTTGGTTTCGTTGGTACGTTGAACTGGGCGCCCTAAATGAAGATACTAGTAGAAAAGAGGGCCTCACCGGCATAAACAACATGAACACGTTGCCATTTAATAACATTGCTTATACCAATATTAATAGCATAGGCAAGCAGTGGATTAGAAGGTATGCTTTAGCAGTTACAAAAGAAATGTTGGGCCAAATACGTGGTAAATTCGGCGGCTCCGTGCCAATCCCCGGAGATACGGTAACCTTAAACGCAAGTGATCTATTGGGCCAAGCAGAAAAAGAAAAAGGCGATTTAAAAGAAGAGCTTAATAAGATTTTAGAAGAACTAACATACGCTAAAATGTCAGAAACTAATCTGGCAATGGCAAAGAATACAAATGAGACTTTTGCTAATATTCCAATGGTTATTTTTCAGGGGTGATAAATGGCAACTAAATCACGAAAGGACGAATGGACTCAGCCTGCTGCTCCACCGGGGCCTTTGTTTTTTAATAAAAAAGAAAGAAATTTTGTTAAACAAGTTACAGACGAAGTTACTGAGCGTGTTGTTGCACAGCCAATTTTATATTATCCTATAAGCATAGAACATTCAAATTACCATCCAGTTTATGGAGAGGCAATAAAGAAGACGTTTTTACCCCCTGTGAGGATTTATGCTTTAGTAGAGTTTGGCGGCTATGAAACGGAAACATTAGAGTTCGGCGTGGATAAAAAAGCCACATTAATAGTTCATTTTAGTAAAAGGCGCTTAACTGAAGATCAAGATTTATATGTTAGAGAAGGCGATTTTGTTCTTTATGGTAAGATATTTTACGAAATTACTAAATTAAACGAGCCAAAACAATTATTTGGTCAAATAGATTACAGATATGAGATTGTGGCGAATTGTGTGAGATCTAGAAAGGGCAAGTTTGATGCAAGATAAATCAACACCAGATAAAGTAATGTCCCCATCTTCTTTAGAGACGATTGATTCTGCGCTTTACAATTGGTTAAATGATACTTTAAATCTTTATACTGATTCCAACGAAGGAATGAGAAAAGTTCCAGTTATTTGGATTAGCGCGGAAAGGGCTTTTCAAGTTAAAAATAATAAAGAATTAAGAGAACTTGACTCACAATCTATTATTTATCCGGCTATGATAGTTGAGAGAACCAGCATATCTAAAACAAGTGTTGATGAGCGCGCCATTCCCGGTAATATATTTCCAATAAGGATGTTTGAGGGGGATGTGAAAGCCGGCGCCTATCCTATTTCAAGAAAGATTGTAAAAGATAAATCAAGAAATTTTAAAAATGCTGAATCAAAGAGGCTGTTCAATCAAAATAATTTTAAATATCCAGAAGGAGTAGATGGCGTTGGACCGGTTTACGAGACTCTTTATATTCCTTATCCTGTGTTTTTAGATGTCAATTATTCGATCAAAGCAAGAACCAACTATCTACAACAATTAAATCAAATTTTGCAGCCTTTTCAAACTTATACTGGCGGCATTAATCAATTTTTGGTTAATCATGAAAAGCATGTTTACGAGGCCTTTATTGAGTCTGATTATTCGGTTGGTAGTAATTCTACTGCTTTGGGCGAAGAGGAAAAGAGGTTTGATTCAGAAATTAAAGTTAAGGTGTTGGGCTACGTAACTTCAAATAGTGTTAATCAAGATACCCCAGTTGTGGTAAAACGAGAAGGCCCAGTTCTTATTCGCTTTACTCGCGAAAGAGTAGTGACGGGCGATATTAACGAAACAATTAAAAACGGTTTTTATAGAGAGTAAGCATTTTGCTTTTTCGAAAACTATTTACCTTAGAAACAATATTGAGTCTAAAGGAGAATCACAAGCATGGCAGTTTCAGCTAAGAATTTTAAGTTTGTCTCACCGCAAATCCACATTGAAGAGATAGACAAGTCTCAAATCCCTGCAGCGATTCCTGCTGTGGGTCCAGTTATTATAGGCCGAGCGGCAAGAGGCCCTGCATTTACACCAGTAAGAGTTGAGAGCTTTTCAGAGTTCGTTCAAACGTTTGGTAATCCGGTTCCCGGTGGGGCTGGCGGTGATGTGTGGAGAGAAGGAAATCGGACTTCTCCTATGTATGGAACTTATGGAATGCAGTCGTGGTTAAAGAATGGCGAAACTGCCACTTATATTCGACTTTTGGGCGTTGAATCAGTAAACAAAACGAGTACCGGCGATGCCGGCTGGAAAGTTGGCGATGCTTATGATGGCACTGCTGTTGGTGGCGCTTATGCATTGATTGTTGCCCCTTCTGGCAGCGGCACCCACGCGCAGGCCATAATTACGTTCACCGGTGGCGCGATCCCTTACGGCACCCTCTTCACAATAACTGATGGCCAAGGCCGATCGGTAGCGTATACAGCCCGGGCAACCGAGGATTTGACAGCAACCCCACCCGAATTCACTGGCGATGGGGGGTCGTATACGGTTACGGAAATGGCCGACTCACTCAGAGATTGCATATTGTCCGCAAATGGCCATGGTTATGATTCATCCACTGGGCGCCTTGCGTCGATTACTGTCCCGACCGCGGCGGCCGCCGGCGCGATTACGGTGACTCAGGTAACGCGAGGCATCGCTGGAAATACGGCCGCCGCCGCATCGGGCAACTTGAGCGTCACCGGCGTTAGCCCCACCACAGCCGATACGTTTACGGGGGGTGCCGACACCGGCACAAGTAACGCTACGGGCTCTGTTGCGGCTATTTGGTATTTAGAGGCCGGGAATTTAGATCTTGTTGGCAATGATTTAGAAAGTGGTACCAGCGTTGCAAAAACCAGCACTCTCATCGGCGGCGCCGCAGGTTCAGCCGCGAGCGCACCGGAGTTCACAGTTAGATTTAGTGGAACCAGCTTGCCCAGTGCAGACTTTACATTTAGTTTTAATAAGGGCAAGGCCAATTACATTCGCAAGGTTTTTAATACAGATCCCACGTTGCTAGGCCGTTTAAGTGACAAGGGCGAGGTTAAGTATTTCTTGGGTGAAACGTATGAAAATACCTTTTTAGATCAGCTAGGTAGCGGGTCTTCGACATATACTGGCGGTGATTTTGCCGGCGCCATTGTTGGTTTAGCTAGCGGTAGCACCATCTACCAAAACAACTTCTTGGGACAGGGCGCTTTAGAAAGTAGCACTTATGCTAAATCTGGTTGGTTCTTAAGCCAAGACATGTCAAGCGACACTAGCACTTTTACCACTGTTACGGCAGCGATCACCGCCGACCGCATTAAAAAGCTTTTCCGCTTTGTTGGTCTTGATGCTGGTGAGTGGACGCAAAACAATCTTAAGATATCCTTAACAAACATTCGTCCTTCGATAAATGAAAATGTATATGCTTATGGCTCATTTACAGTTTTAGTTCGACAGCTGCGTGACGATGACACCGCTCCTAGAATTGTAGAGCGTTTTGAAGGATGTAATTTAGATCCAAATTCAGACAACTACTTGTTACGCAAGGTTGGTACTAAATATGTTGCATATGATGAGAACGCCGGCCGCGTTTATGAGGTTGGCGAATTTGATAATCGTTCTAAGTATATTCGCGTCGAAATCAGTTCTGAGTTCGTTAATGGGTTTGACTCATCGTACATTCCTTATGGCGTCACCGGCCCAACAAAGTGGGTTGATGTTGTTTATACCTCCGGGCAGCCAAGTAGTGGCAATCCTTATATTTTAGCTGGTTCGAGCTTAATTAGTGCCGACGTTGGTGCTGCCAATGTGTTAAGCGGCTCAAACATATATGATACTTTAAGATTCAACTTCCCCGCAGTTCCAACGCGTACAACTACAAGCACGCTTGATACTAGAAAGCAGGCTTATTGGGGTGCTCAAACTACTGCTGATGGAACGGACAACTTTAAGGAAGATGTTCGTGATTTGGTGAGAATTAAACCGGCCAACACGAGCAATCAATATACTGCTGATGGCAACGTACTTAAATATCAGTATGCGATTTCGCTTGACAACGTTGCAATTAATGGTGCAAGCGCCCTTGATAGTCCAACTACTCTTGCGCAGTCTGCAAGTGTGCTCGTATACGACACCAGTTCGCGCTCGGGCGGCTATTCATTAAGCACAACTGCCTCCGTACCAAGTAATGTAAACGGTGGCACCGCCGATGGCTACAAGACCCTCTTAAACATGGGTTGCGGCAACTTAACTACGCTTTTCTTTGGAGGAACTGATGGTTGGGACATTACGACATCAGATCCACTGGCTGCTCATACACTTGACGGAGATTCGCTCACTAAAGAAAATAGTTATGAATACATGACTTACCGGAGAGCTTTGGATATTGCCAAGGAACCGGAAATTATAGCTTATAATTTGATTAGTGCTCCGGGCCTTGTTAATCAAAGTTTGACAAATACCATGATTAATAACACTTCCGAGCGCGCCGACGCAATGGCAGTTATTGACATTCCAGAAAGCTATGATGTGCCGGCTGATTACCTTTATGATTCAGGTTACACTGAGGGTGATTATGGTAACGTTCTTACCGCTGTTACGACGATGAAATCACGGGCGTACAATAGTAGCTATGGTGCTACTTATTATCCTTGGGTAAAGGTCAGAGATGCAGTTAATAGTACTGATCTGTGGGTACCCCCCTCTGTCGCCGGTCTGGGCGCCATGGCCTACACAGACCGTGTTCAGGCCCCATGGTTTGCTCCTGCTGGGTTCAACAGAGGCGGCTTGTCTAGCGGTGTTGCTGGGTTACCAGTTGTCGCTGCAGCCTTGAAGCTCTTTAAGGATGATCGCGATGATCTTTATGAGGTTAATATTAACCCAATCGCGAGTTTCCCGAATGAGGGTATTGTAATGTTTGGGCAAAAAACTTTACAGGTCCAAAGAAGCGCACTTGACAGAATTAACGTTCGTCGTTTGTTGATTTATCTTAAAAGAGGAATTTCACGAATTGCTTCACAGGTTTTATTTGAGCCAAATGTTCCGAATACTTGGGACAAGTTCAAGTCTCAGGCTATTCCGTTTTTAGATAATGTCAAAAGCCGTTTTGGCTTGACAGACTATAAATTGGTGCTTGATGAGTCGACCACGACTCCTGATTTAATCGATCAAAATATCATGTATGCGAAATTGTTCCTGAAGCCCGCAAGAGCTATTGAGTTTATTGCACTCGATTTTATCATTACGAATACGGGGGCATCTTTTGATGACTAATTTATACAATAGACTAATTAAAGTAGGAGAAAAATAATGGGACAACCAATTTGGGAAGCGGTTACCGAGCCTAAAAGAAAATTTAAATTTGTGTTGAATCTTGGCGGCGTTCCAGCTTATACCGTTAAAACAACAGATCGGCCCACAATTACAGT